TTTTTATTGAAACAATAATTTCATTAACGTTTTAATTTAAAAATATTTTTTTATAATTATTAATGGATATATTACCAGATAATAAAACAGATAATTTACATTTATTCGTATTAGACCCATTGTCTGTAATAATAAAGCTAGCTATCTTAAGTAATAAACCAATAGGAACGAAAATCCGTATTGACAACAATATTATTTATTTACAAGAACCAGGACCTTTTCAAGCTATATGTAGATATGTCTTCAAAAGCAATAAAACAGATATTCAATATTTATATAATCCAATTGAATTAGCTTGTCAAAATTATTTAACAAAAACTAGTATACAGCAAAATTCAAAAATAAAGGACCTTTTTAAATGTGCTCAGAATGGTATTTTAAAACTAATTGAAACATATAAAAGCTGCTCTGTTATGCGTATATGTTTAAATTATTATATGAGTTTAATATCAAATCATATTGATGAGAAACATAATGATACGTTATTTAGAAAAGATAACATGACATCATTTTATACTACAGAAATTTTAAATAAGTTAACAAAAATTTGGTCTCAAGAAAAAATAAAAATAGTGTTAAATCTTACAACATATTTATCAAGTAACGACAATGCAGAAACTGATGTAAAATCATTGGAAACTATTATGGATGGAATTGATAAGCAGGTTTCACAAACATTGACCTAATATATTTTATTTTGTAAGAGATGATATTGGTAAGTCATCTCTTACAAAATATGCTTCTCCATTTCTATTCCAACTAACAACCATAGTAATTATTTCTACACCTGATTTAACAGCGTCTTTGAATGCTTGTCTATACTCAGGATCTATTACTGATGGCTGAAATCTATTTACATCTGTTCTTTGTATAACATAACACATAATAGAACGCACAGACGTTTCTTCTTTAATTAACGTTAGTTCTTTTATATGTTTCAATGCCCTTGGACTAACAGTATCAGAGCTTTTTTTTCTATATCCATCTGGAAAATACGCAACTTTTGAATTATAATCATAACCTGTGAAATCCATATTACATCTTTCTTTAACAGAAACATCTTCATAATCTGCTAACGGTACATTTTTTACTTCCATAATAAATGGAACTCCATTTTCATCTATCCCAGTAAAATCAAACCGTGAATCAATCTTATCTTTAATGTATATTGATGTCTCCCTACGATAACGTTTAATGTTTTGTAAAATACTTAATTTATTACCTTTTAAGGCAGATTCAACTAATTGTTCTGCAATTTTAGGATGTATTCCAATAATTTGTTCTCTTGTTTCATGCTTAAGTAGTGACAAGTAAACAGTGTGCGTACATTTCATATTTGCCTGATTTTTCGGTTTTGTCTTTGATTCCGGACTTAATGTCATTAGTATAGATGCTCCTACATCTGCTAAACCACAGCATCCCAAAGAAGCAGTATGACCTAACACCTCTTCTTGAGAAGAAACAGGTAAAATATCAGCAACATAAGGAGTTTTGATATATTTTGATGGTCTCTTAATTATTTGACCCTCAATTAAATTGTCAATTTTGAATAATAAGTAATTCATTTTATTTGTAATTTTATGAAGCTGAAATAAGTATTATATTTTTTCAATTTTTTATTTATTTTCTATATTTCTGACTTTTATTGTTTTTTCTAATTTGTTTTATATTTTTTCTTGTATCATTATCAGTTTTTGGTTTTTGAGAAATATAAGGATATGCTTCATTCATAGGAGCAGGTCTATATTGAAATCCAAAAAGATCGGAATATGCTTCTCTTATTCTTTCAAATGAGCTTTGACATCTAACTACAGATTTTTGAAAAGCATTCGCAGATGTTCCTGGAAATAATTCTAACTCTAATGTAACATAAAATGATAATTTAGATTTAGTATCCTTAGCTTTGTTTTGTGAAACATTATATGGCAACCGATTTTGAATAGGATATTGATTCCTAGAAGGAAAATAGAATGAGTTATTAGGCATTGGTTGATAACCAAGAGGGTTATAATATGGTTGATTATAATATGGTTGATTATAATATGATTGATTATAATATGGTTGATTTTGATAAGCATATTCATCTCTAAATCGTCTTGGATTTATACCTCCAATCATCCTAGCCGAACCTATAGGATTAGCACTAACAAATTCTGGCACATTTTTTTTATTAGGATTAATTAGATTTTTTAATTGTGTTTTTTTTATATGTAAATCCTTAATCTCTTCTTTTAATAACACTTGTTCAGCTTGCTGTTCTAAAGTTTTTCCTTTGATAGACTTTAATTTTTTATATTGAGATGCATAATTTTTAATATCATCTCTAACCCTTTTTAAATCTAATTTAACAGTATTTGTGGCAATTTGATCTTGTATTTGTTGATTAAAGTTATCAAAACTGGGTTTCATTACTTCTAAACCTGAGTCAATAATTTGAGATGGTCTGTTAAATCTTATACAATTATTAAATATCAAATATTTAATATAAATCGGTATTTGATCAATTAACAATACATAAGACTCTTGTGAAGAATTTTTGACAAGTTCATATTTATAAAACTCATTTGATGATGCATTATTCTTTTTAGAAACAACTAAATACATAAAATCTTCAAACACAATATTCATGTTAGCTTTTGATTCACTAACACACGAAATTCCGAAATTTGAACCTAAATTATTTTCTGATAATCTAATTTCTGTCTCAGGAACATCATTAATTAAATAATATCCATTAAACAAAGTATATAATATTTGACCATTTTTATTTTCTTTATCAATTACTCTACATGGAAATTCATTTTTATAAATAACAATGTCGCCAAGAAACATATTATTATCTAAACTCTTTATCAACTCATAAACTATAAATTTAATTTTCAGGGTATTTTCTAATATATTTATTATCTTATTTATATTGAGTTCTAATCGTGCATCTAAACGTGCATCTAATTCAGATTCTATAGTAGGATCTATATCTTTTACCATTTGTTTTAATGAACTAATTGTAAATCTTTTTTTACCATTAATTTCCTCTGTATATTTATTTGTTGTTTCATTACCAGCATAATCTAATTCTCCGTTTAATCCATCAGCCACAGCTGCATATAAACTATCAGCTGTATTTGTAGCATCATTGTCATAAACCATCCAATCCAAATAATATTCAGGCTCTATATTGTCAATAATTCTATCATGCCATGCATCTTTTACTACCTTATTAATATTAAATATGAAATCATTTGTGGTTTGAATGTCGTATTTATTAATAGTTTGCTGTAACCAATAGCTACTTCTAAATGTATATTTAGATACATCAGATAAATTACTTGCTAATAATTTGTCACATTTTTCAATAAACCCCTTTTTGCTTATATTTGGAGCAATACTTCTGGCTATTTCTTCACAAGTTACAACTAAATTATTTCTGGATTCTTGGATAGCTTTGATTCTTCCCCTGTAAATAATGTATGATTTGTCATTTGACTCTTTTCTTTCACTCAAATAATTCATATTATTTAGATTGCTGGTATCCCATAAGAATGATTTAGGAATAAAAATATCTGAACCCAAATTGTCTTTAATACTTTCTTTAATTGTGTAATAATATTCATTTAATGTTAAAGAATATTCTAGATTTAACTGGTTCACATTTTCTTCGGCAACATAAACTCTATTTTGCCTTAAACATTGAATTTCAAGTAAGTAAATATAGAGAATAACTGCATCATATGTTTGAACTTGTGTTTTAACAGTATCAATATATAATCTTTCATACATTTTATCTTCTGTTTTCTTTGATGCTGTGTTAGTTGTATTAATAGCCTTAGACCCGTCGCTTTTAACTAAATACCAATTGACATTCTTAGAAGTGGCATCATATGTAGCTCTAATTCCAGAATAATCTAGTTTTTCTTCATATGATTTTTGCTGTGCAGCTGGAAAAGCCTTATTAAATTTTTGCATTGAATTTTCAGAATTGTCAATAATAGATGTTGTTTCTGTTCCAATAAATCTAGAAAATAACTCAATACTTTTGAATAATAATACCCAAATATCAAACTGGTTATATGAGTAAAATAAAAATAACTTAAAGTCATATATTTCATATTGATGCTTTTCAATAAATAAAACTCCTGGTTCATTCATATAAATTTCTGCTTCATCAGCATAATTTATTTGAGGCGTTAAAAGGGTTTGCTGATTTTTATAAAGATTATTATTATAAAATTCTTTGAATCTTTCATAGTTAGAGAAGTATGATACAGAATATGGGTTTTCAGGATCTAACTCTGCTAACGAATTCAAAACCGCTATATCGTAATCTACACATTTTAATGCCAGTTCTGGTTTTTCATAGTATTTTATTATATTTACGTAATCTTTTTTTAATTCTTCAATCAATGCTCTTGTACAAATAAAATATGTGTTCTGTAGAGTATATATTTGCATAATAGAATCTGCAATTCTAAACAGAAATTTCATATATGTTATCTTTAATTGATATATTTCTTGTATCATCTCAGTAGGATTTTTTTTATCATCTTTAAATTTATTAATCATATCTCTAATATCTTTGATTCTTTTACTGAAAGTTGTTTTAAAAATAGCCAATTCAGTACAAGAATCCGTATATTCTTTGTCGGCTTCTTGTAAACTAGTTTTGGATGCAATATATGCTGAATACAAATCTATAATATTACTTTTTTTATTTTGATTTATAAATTGAAGTAATTCAGCTGGATCAATTAGCAAAGATAATGTCAATGGGTCTCTTGCCATGTCAGGAACATCTGAATAATTAATTGGTATATTCTTACGAAGATATTCACTATATAATCGTTTTATATCCTCAGATACCCCAGGCAAATTATCTTGATTAATAAATGCATCTGTTTTTCCAGACATTTCTTTTATAGTAGCTTTATTTGAAACTTTACTAGCAGCTTTCTCTAATCCAGCTGCAACTGCCGTAGATTTTGCTTCATTGGATAAATTACCTGATGCTAAATTACCTTGTCGCAATATCTCTGGAATATCATCTTCTTCTTCAATTGCCTGTTTTTCTAATTCTTGTGGACTTAAATGAGAAAATTGGCTTAATAATTTTTCTATTGGTTTTTTATCAATCTGCCAGTCAGAGGAATTCCATTTAGAACCAATGATGGTGTAAGGATTTCCATTAATATAAAATAATCCATTTGGCTTGAACAAGTTTTGTAATGTGATATTTATATTATTTTCTATAACATGCTGTTCAACTGATTCTTGTAACGTTCTGGGTTTTTGCATATATCTAAAATCACTTAGAATACGATTAATCATAGAATCAAATTCAGATGCTTCAAAAAATTGAGTGTATAAAGTATCTTTTGGTGCCACTCTTGGTATATTCTTAATAGGCGTCTCATAATATTTAACTAACGGGTCAAAATAAACTGTATGACTTTTGTTTTTTGGGACAGTCATAAAAGGTTCATAATTTAATTTGTAAAAATTAGGAATTCGGGTTTTAATATAAATAATCAAGGAATTTGGTATTTTTTCATTTTGATTGGCTTTAGTTTTATCTTTTGGTTTTGATTTATTTTTAGATTTAGCCTTATATTTACCTTTAGTCTCCTTAGTTTTATTTTCTTCAGTTTTAGTTTCAGACATACTTATAATAATTAAAGATTTTTAAATTATTATAAGCTGTTTAGATAATTAATTTTGACTTTTATAACTATCTGCAAGATAATTTCCAAATAAAGTAAAATTCTTGCGCTGTTGCATTTTATGTTTTTCCTTTTTTGCCCTTTCTAAAATAGCTATAGCATTGGTGATTTCTTCATCAGTGATTATATCATCATTGTTAGTATCTACTATTTTTGCTAATATTCTATATTTTTCAGGAACGCAACAATAGGGACTTTCTTCATTAAATAGGTGATCTGAAAGTATAGTAAATACAGCAGTTAAAACTAAAGCAGTATAAATATCTCTAGTACCCATCCAAGCCATAGCAAACACTAAAAGCTGTTTTGTAATATTCATTTTAAGATATTCTTCTGTTGATTTACTAAATTGTATGGCAATAAATTTTGATCCAATGTTTAATAAAATCATTACAACTCCAGCAAAAAACTTGCTGTTATTGAGAAACATAATATGGTTATGTATAAAGGCAATTAAATCATAAAAAATATTATACATTGTTTATATTAAATTAATATAAAAATATATTCAGGAAATTAATAAATGTTCCATTTTCTGAGCTTATTCATTATTACATTTGGACCATAATTATTTACAAAGCTTTCATACCCTTGATTTACTGTTCTAACATATGGACGATATAATCCTCTCAACTTTGGTGTAAATCCTTCTTTATAGCTTTGAAAAAAATAAACAATCCATAAAAGAACTACTATACTTATAAGTATTTTTAAATATATGTTTCTCATATATAATGTATTCGCAAAATAACTTTTTAAAAGAAAAAGTGTTAAAATACTGATGCTGCACATGGACAAAAACCTTCGGTTAATGATGTAGAATTTGTTAGCATACTTGGTTTGAACGCATTTACATCTTCATTCTTCATCATATTTGGGTCTGTCTGGATTGTTTTAGAATCCTTTGCCATAATGGCATTTTTAATATCTTCTTTATCAACTCCAATTGCGGCATTTGCTTTTAACTCACTTACCTTTTGTTTAGAAGAATTTAAAGCATCAGATGCAGATTTTGTTAAAACTTTTTGACTTCCAGTAATTGGCACATTTTCCTCTCCTACAGTTACAGGACTCTCAAATCCTTCAGTAAAAGAACCATATTGATTAGATGCTGCTATTATTGATAATGCAACTAACAAACCTAAAGTCACATTATGCATTGAGAAAAATACTACTATAGCTATCAACAAGAATCTTCCTAAAAATGAACTATATATATTGTTTACTATTCTTGGACTTACTGCTAAAATAATTACTAATACTGCAAAAAGAGCCATTATACTATTTGTTTTCATACTCATCCTATATAAAATATACAATATATTTTTTATAAGACTTGTATTATTTCAGATTGTTTGATAAATAATTATCTTAATTTTTATTAAGAGAATGTCTTATTTAGCAATGTCTGCCGCACCAATTGATAGTGATAATAATCAATCCCAACAATATGAATCTTCAATTAATAAGAAGAGACAAAACCATTCATCACATGCTAAAACTCAAAAATATCGCCAATCATCTAGCGATTTTAATCCTCAAAAGGTTAATTCAGTTATTCAATCTATTCATAATTCTACACCTGATGATGATAACGAGTTAGGTAATTATAATCCAAAAGGATCTGCTGTTATGGCTAAACATTCTGATAATTTTAAACCTTTGAACCCTTTTGACTTTCCGGATAAACCTGTTTCCATGGGATCAGAAAGAGTTAAAACACAAGAAGGTATGTCTAATATTGATAATAATCTTGTCCCTAAACCACTTGATGATGATGACCTAAACCTTCAAGATCTTCAAAGTAATTTTATGAATGATGCCCAGGTGAGAGAATATTATCGCAAATTGGTTCCTCCATTAAGGGATGCTAAATTTAACAATTCAGAACAAAATAAAAAATATTATTCCTCAGAATCACAACTAAATGTTCCGTCTTATTCAAATGATTCAAATCAAGTTCTTATTGAAAAGTTAAACTATATGATAAATTTATTAGAAGAACAACAAGATGAGAAAACTAATTCTGTAACTGAAGAAGTTGTATTGTATTCATTTTTAGGAGTATTCATTATTTTTGTTGTTGATAGTTTTGCAAGGGTTGGCAAATATGTGAGATAAATAGAATAAAATATAAAAAAGTAGATTATATTTTATTTAACAACAATTTAATAATTCTTCATATTCTAGAGTAGACAACACTTCTTCTTGTTCTTCTTGTTCTTCTTGTTCTTCTTGTTCTTCTTGTTCTTCTTGTTCTTCATCAATAATTTCTTCAAAATAATTCAAACATATATCTAGGCTATATAGCTCTTTATAAATAGTTAAATTAATATCATCTAACTCGTCTGCCGGCCAAATTATTTGTTCAATTAAATCTGTATTTTCATCTTCATCTTCATGAGAATTAGAAATTTTAATTAAACAACTAAATTGTCCATTTTGTTCATATTTTACATTTTCTATACAAATATCTTCAGTTGTAATGAGAGCATAATTTTGTTGTAAATATTCTAAAACATCTGCCGATTGCTTGTCAGAACATAAGTAATTGTTAGAATCGTCTGAGTCAATAATAAATTCTGTATAAGTTAGACCACTTTCATCAGTTTCATCTTCAAAACGAAAACCTTTAACCCCCTCAGGATAAAGAGAAACACTAAAGTATGCTTTGTAAGTACTAGTCATTATTGTAATATATACTTTTTTGTCTTAAAAGATAAGTTGATTCAATTTTTTAAAAATATATATATAATATGTTCAAAGGATACAGAAATCACCTCTTTTATAAAGACAGAACTAACAAAAATATAAATAGCTTTCCATATATATCTAAGTGTAGTAAATGTAATAATTTAAATCCTGTAGCGCATTCTCCTGCCGCAATTAATATGCAATTATGTATGTATTGTGGAAATCCATTTTATATTATAAAATCTGGAAATTAATATATTTAAAAAGTAATTTAAAGCCCTTTAAGTTGTTTTATAAATATATTATGTATGTTCAATATTTAATTTGGCATAATAAGAATTTAAAAAAATGTAAGCTATTAATTATATATGCCAAACGACTGTACTAACATAATTACAATAACATGCCAAAATAAAGATATTCTAAATAATTTTATTGAAAATGATTTACAAGAAATTAAAAAACATAATACAGAATATAATGAAATCATTAAAATCTTAAAACAAGGTAAATTTGGAGTAATTTTTAGATTATGGAGTGCATGGAATCCCGATTATGAATGGCTTGAAAGTTTATTAAAAAAATATCAGGATTTTTGGATTAAAAATGAATGGCATGAAGAGGGAGGTATGGCAGGTGTTTGGGTAGGATTTACAACAGAAAATAATGAGGTTGACATACAACATTTTACTTGGAGGGATTTATGTATTGAAGAACAGTATTATTTTTTAAATGATACCAGTTAACCTTTAAATTTACATGAATAACATGTTTTATATTTTTTATTTGTCAATAGTTTCCCGCATTTACATTTTTTTAATTTATTAAGACAGCATTTACAACGCCATCCTTTTGTACTAACCTCATTAATTTTACAATTAACACAAAAGTTATATTTTGATATACAACTACTACAATGACCATCGTAACAAAATGTTCTAATTCTACATTTTAAACAAGACGTTTTTCTTCTACAATCGTTACAATAATTATCAGAACGATTACGGTGTTCTTCTCCACAATCTTCACAAATACCCTGTTTTTTTGGCATTTTACCAAAATTACTACAACATCTCTCGCATACAGAATAATAATCTAAGTCCTCATTAATTAATAACAACTTATTTTTTGTTTTACGTAAACAAGTTTCACAATTATCTTTAATATATTCAGATATATGGTCTAATGCATAAACATGTCTTTGATTATAAAAAGTTGTCAAATGATCACTGTAATTCCCTCCAAAATATTCATAATCTTTTTCTATAATTTCTTGAGATATTTTCAGTTTTTCTAATTGTTTCTCTACATCTTCTTTATATTTTTGTTCATTTTTTCTTTCTGTCATTTCCATAAATCTTTTATATTTGGGATTTTCTTCACGCATAGACTTCATTCTTTTTATTTGCTCAGGTTCAATAAATCCCGTCTTTTCAGCACAATCACAACCAATTAATATATTTTTATTGCTCTCAAAATTATGAATAATATATAAATTTTCAGGACTACACCAATGATTACACGCGCATTTAAAATTATTTGCAGCATAAGATTCAAATCCTTCTTCTTGAGTTTCTGATGAATATAAATTTATATCCCATAACCCTTTCTTACTTTCGTGAAGTATTTCATTAAAATTAGAATAATTTTCTAAATCAGGAATAATTACACAAATCATTATTGCAAAGAAATCTGGATATGAATTACTTGTAAAATCTATTTTACCGTATTGTATTTCAAAAAGTTCTTGATTTTCAACAATATATTCTCTTAATTCTTCTTGTAATGGTAATATTTTATCCATATCTTGAAGGTATAACCATGATAAATCATTATCCCGTCTAAGTTTTTTTATAAAATCAATAAAATTAGAATTATAAATAACTCTAATTTTACTTAAATGCTCTTCATTATCATACGATTGTTCCTCGTTTGTCAACATATTAGTTTAAGTAATATGATTTATAATATTATTAAATACTTCAATTTTTTTAGATTTAAAATTCTTTAAAAATAAACATGTGTTGAAATATTTTACTTTTTAGAAACAAATCTTTTTGTTTTTTCTTTATGACAATCTATACATAATAATTGTAATAGTGCATTTTCTTTGTGATACATTTGGAATGATTGTTTAAAATTATTATCATCTTTTTTAAAAATATATTGACTTGTGTCTGGGTCTGAATCAAAACTAATAGGTATTTTTAATGTAGTAGATTCAATAAAATCATTAAATATCTTACTAAACTCATTAATATGGTCCACTTGAAAACCATCTTTTTTAGGCGTTTTACAATTATTACAATATATATTATTAATCCAACAATTTCTTGTTTGTTCTTCAATTGACGATCTACAAGCTTCTTTTAATTTAGTATCATCTTCTGTATCTTTAGCGTCACAACATTTATTCCA